TTGAAGAGCTGCACAAGCTAATGAATGAGGCTGACCTATTGGTTGGCTGGAACTCAGCAGCGTTTGACCACAAGCATATCAACCGTGAGTTCCTTGAGAATGGAATGACACCGCCTGCACCAGTAAAGGACCTGGACCTTATGAGCATTACCAAGGCCAACTTCCTATTCCCATCTAACAAGCTAGACTATGTGGCACAAAAGCTTGGAGTGGGTGCAAAGGTAAAACACTCTGGATTTAGTCTTTGGGTTAGGTGTATGGAAGGTGACGAGAAGGCGTGGGCAGAGATGAAAAAGTATCAGATTCAAGATGTAAACCTTCTTGTGGATCTATACGACAAGCTGCTACCTTGGTTTGTTGCTGGGGGCAGAGCTACATCTAAAGAAAAGCAGGCTATATCATCTAGCCCAGAACCTGAGTCCGTGGTATAATTAATGGTAATGGAAACAGAAAACAAAAATACAATCGATATGATCAACGGTCTTGCAGAGATTGCAGACTACATGCAGGACGAAGAATTGACCCAAGCACTTGTCTTTATTTCAAAGGTAATTGTTAAGCCAGATATTCCACTGCAAGTAGCAACTCTTGAGGTCGTTAGGTTGCAAGCCATTGCTGCTAAGATGGCATTCCGTGCAACCTGGTTGACTAACGTAGACAAGGGAGATAGAGCGAAGAAGAATATTTATTACACAGCTGCAGAAGCCATTAATGGTTTGGTTGCTGTTCTTAAATACATTATTCGCTAGTGTCATTATGGCTAAAAACTTTTTACAGCAGGTAATGCTAAAGAAAATCGAAAGCAGCAAAGAGTCTTTTCTAAATACTCAGGACCTCATCGATAGGATCCAGCACGGATATATCGCTAAGCGTGAGCCTAAGTTTGCTCAGAAGAAAACTTTTGCACCAAGCACGATTGCATATTCTCATGGCGAGTGTCCACGATACTGGTATCTAGCATTTGAGGGTGCAGTGTTTGAGGATAATGCAGATGCCTATGGCGGTGCAAACATGACTGCTGGCACAAAGTCTCATGAGCGTATTCAGCAAGCCATGGCAGACGAGGGCATTCTAATTGACTCTGAGTTCAAGGTAACATACAGCGATCCGCCAATCTTTGGCTTTGGAGATGTTATACTAGACTGGGCAGGAAAAGAGCTCTTGGGTGAAATCAAAACGATGCCATCCGAAGGCTTTGAATATAGGAGGGCAAGCGGAAAAGCAAAGCTTGGCCACCTAGTTCAGCTGCTGATTTACATGAAGATCTTAAACAAGACAGAAGCAGTCTTGATTTATGAGAACAAGAACAATCACGATCTTCTGGTTATACCAGTACAGATTAATGATTACTATGTTAGGTGGGTAAACCAGACATTTGAATGGATGAGAACGGTTCGTAAGGCTTGGACAGATAAGACTTTGCCTACAAAGAACTACAGATCTAATTCAAAGATTTGCAAGACATGTCCAATTCGGGCAACTTGTGACTCAGCTGGCGAGGGACTAATTAAGATTAAGTCCCTGGAGCCACTTGATGAAGCACAAGCATTGTGATTGGTGCGATAGCCAATTCCAAACCAACGTATCTTATCAGATATACTGCTCTTCAGATTGTAGAGAATCTGCAACTAGAGAGAAGATAGCACAGAGGTATGCTCAGAAACGACGCACAAAGCGACTTGGAAAAGATCGTAAGTGTAAGTCCTGTGGCATACCTCTTTCTGCATATAATGACCAAGAGCTCTGTAGCGAATGCTTGGTTAATCCAGCAGAAGTAAAGAAAGCATTAAAAGAGCTAAAAGGATTTGCCAATGGTAAATCTGAGTAACTTTGTGAATAAGCCAAATAGGATTGTTTCTATTGATGCAAGCACAAACAATATCGCATATGCAATCTTTGAGGGAGACAGGTTGGTTAGATCTGGTAAGGCTCAGTTTGTTGGCACAGATGTTTTCAAAAAAATATCAAGTGCCGTACAGATTGTTCATGAAGTGGTCAGAGAAATGAACGTGGACGCTCTTGTAATCGAACGAGCAGTCTTTATCAATAGCCCAAAGACGATGTCTGAGTTGTCCATGGTGCAGGGTGCAATAATTGCTGGTGCATCTCTAGCTGGGGTAAAGGTGTTTAAGGGTACGAACCCAGTTGCCTGGCAGAGCTTCATTGGCAACAAAGTATTGACAAAGGTAGAAAAGCTAGATATAGTTTCTAGGTATCCAGGAAAGTCAAAGAGTTATTATAAGGCAATGGAAAGAGACATTAGAAAACAAAGAACTATAAACTTTGTTAATATAAACTATGATCTATCCATCGATGACAACGATATTGCCGATGCAATTGGCATTGGGCACTACTCATTGCGTAACTGGGAAAAGCTGGGGGATTGACAAAAATGGCACCATCTGTTAAACTATATACAAATGAACTATGGCTGAAGAAGCGATTTCATGTAGACAAGAAAACGCCAGAGCAAATTGCAAAAGAATGTGGGACTAGCGTAGAAACTATTTATGTCTATCTTGCAAAATTTGGATTAAGAAAGTCTAGACGATGAAATATATAAAGCACTTTGCCAATGTGATCAGATATCATATTAATAGAATAACCTGTAAGCATTCAGACTCAAGGGTTGCGTCTTGTCCGTTTACTGGGTATACTTATACAAGCTGTTCAAAATGTGGACAAAGAATGAAAGTGGAGAAGACTGTTGGCTAGACGTAAAAATGCTGAGGTAGCACCTAGTTACTTTGAGACCGTTCCATACATGGAGATAAACGGATTCCCTGTCCAAGCTGGAGAAGTCATCAAGATCAATGGTGAGTGGGGCAGCAAGTTTAAGTTTGTGGGGATTACCACAAATACCCTGACAGGAGCTTCCTGGGTTGATTGCTTTGAGATTATTGGTGGGGTATCATCAGTATTCCGTTCCTTTAAGCAAGACAGAGTAAAGCGTATCCCAAAGCGAGGAAAGAGGGCAAAGCGTGTCGTTTGAAGACCTTACAGTAGAACATCTTGATACAGTAAACAAGGTAGTTGAAAAGTATCTTGCTGGAACCCCAGAGACCCAGATTTCTAAAGAGTTGGCTATCCCAAGACAAAAGGTAGTTGGGTATATCAATGAATGGCGTACAATGGCAGCAGACAATGCTGCTATTCGTGCACGTGCCAAGGAGGCCTTAGTTGGTGCAGACACCCACTATAGTAAACTAATTAATAAAGCATATGAGGTAATCGATGAAGCTACCACTACTGCTAATCTTACAGCAAAGACTGCAGGAATTAAGCTAGTAATGGACCTAGAGCGTACCAGGATTGACATGCTTCAGAAGGCTGGACTACTAGAAAACAAAGAGCTAGCAGAAGAGATGCTTGAGATCGAAAGGAAGCAAGAGGTTCTTGTTAATATCCTTAAAGACATTGCAGCCGAGCATCCAGAAATTAGAGATGAGATTATGCGTAGGCTATCTAGCGTAGCCAAAGACAAAGAGGTAATAACGGTAGTCCACAATGTTTGATGATTTTTTAGAAGCACTCAAGTCTGACAATTTTGAGGAGCGTCCAGTAGATGCAAAGACTTTTGTCGAAGGTGAAGACTTTCTTGGGCAGCCTCCGCTGTCAGACGTGCAGTATGACATTGTAGAGGCCATGAGTCAGATCTATAAGCTAGAAGACGTTATTGAGCTTCTAGGCGATACAGAGGGGAGAAGGTATTATAAAAAGTATACTAAGAACGAAGTTATTCTTCAGCTGGGCAAGGGGTCTGGTAAAGACTTTACGTCTACAGTTGCGTGTGCCTATATCGTCTATAAACTTCTTTGCCTTAAGGATCCTGCACGGTATTTTGGTAAACCTGCTGGCGATGCCATTGACATTATTAACGTTGCGATTAACGCCCAGCAAGCGAAAAATGTATTCTTTAAAGGCTTTAAGACTAAGATTGAGAGGTCGCCTTGGTTTGCTGGAAAGTATAATCCAAAAGCAGAATCCATTGAATTTGACAAGTCTATCACTGTTTATTCAGGACACTCCGAAAGAGAGTCACACGAGGGTCTCAACCTTATTCTTGCGGTACTTGACGAGATCTCTGGATTTGCTACAGAGGTTGGAACTGGTAATGATCAGGGTAAGACGGCAGACAATATCTACAAAGCCTTCCGTGCTTCTGTAGACTCTCGTTTCCCAGACCTTGGGAAAGTTGCACTCCTATCATTCCCACGTTTCCCTGGAGACTTTATCTCTGCAAAGTATGATGCTGCGATTGCAGAAAAAGAAGTGGTAGCAAAGACTCACAGATTTATTATGAATCCAGACTTGCCAGAAACTCAGGATGGGAACTACCTGGATATTGAATGGGACGAAGACACTATCGTAAGCTATAAGTATCCTGGTGTGTTTGCACTAAAAAGACCAACCTGGGTAGTAAACCCAACAAGAAAGATTGATGACTTTAAGTTAGCGTTCTTTACAGACATGGGTGATGCCATGCAACGCTTTGCGTGTATCCCAACATTCTCGTCTGATAGATTCTTTAAGCAGACTGATAAGGTCAAGGCTGCAATGACAATTCGTAATCCTTTAGATTCTATCAGGAGGTTTGACGAATCGTTTAAACCAGATCCAGATAAGATTTACTACGTCCACGCTGACCTTGCACAGAAGCATGACAAGTGTGCAGTCGCAATTGCTCACGTTGACAAGTGGGTAAATATCCAGGTACTTAAGGACTATCAGCAGATTGCTCCAGTAGTAGTAGTGGATGCCGTTGCATGGTGGGAACCAAGAACAGAAGGGCCAGTAAATCTTTCAGAAGTGAAGCAGTGGATTCAAAACTTACGCAGACAAGGATTTAATATTGGAATGGTGTCGTTTGACCGCTGGCAATCATTTGATATTCAGAATGAGCTGAAGCAGGTAGGCATGAGAACTGAAACTGTTTCTGTTGCCAAGAAACACTATGAAGATATGGCTATGCTAGTTTATGAAGAGCGTCTGGCCATGCCAATGATTGATCTTTTGTTCGAAGAACTTACAGAGCTTAAGATCATGAATAACAATAAAGTTGACCACCCTCGCAAAAAGTCTAAGGACCTTGCCGATGCCGTGTGTGGTGCAGTCTTTGGTGCCATATCTCACACACCAAGAGACCTTAACCTTGAAGTTGACATTCACACATTTAGAGATAGGCCAAAAGAAAGCCTTGACGAAAATACTAACGGTGTGATAAAATATAAGCCTATGCCAAATGATGTCAAAGAATACTTGGCTAGATTCGATCTAATCTAGATTCAAACTAAGGAGAAAACCAATGAAGCTTAATAAGCTAGCAATTGGCCTGGTCGCAGCATTGACCCTAGGCCTAGCTGGTGTTGCAGCATCTGCTAACACCCAGACACTAACCGTTGCCACTGTATCGGCAACTGGTGGTACTACTTCTGCTACTGCAATTGCATTGCCAGTCCCAGCAGATAACGTATCATCTTCAAACGCATTGAGCATTTCTGTTTCGGGAGTTGCCAATGGCACTACCGTTTCTGCAACTGCTACCAATGCACTACTACTATCAACTCTGACTGGTGCAACTGCAGCTTCTGGTTCAGCAACTCTGACCGTAAACGCAAGCACTAGCGGAAGCGTAGAGCTATTTGTGTTTACTAAGACCACAGCTGTAGGCTCTGTAACCGTTACTGTTGGTAACACTCAGACAACCTACCATGTAAAGGGAACCGCAGGTGACCTTGCTAAGGTTGCACTATC